ACGTTGCCGTCCTTATAGCTTTCCTGCGCGTCGACGATCGCCGCCTCTTTCCCGTCAATCTTCAGGCCATCGTAGGCGGCTTTCACGCACGCGTTGATGAGCGATGACGTCGTGCAGCGGAGCAGCCGCGGGTTGTTGCGCAGCGCCTGGTTCACCGAAACGTGGAACGCGTCGAACGTCACATCCTTCGGCAGGATCGCGCCGATGTCGTCGCGCCGCTGTTCCAGCCCGGCCAGCACCGCCGCGAGGTTCTGCTTGGCGCTGGTGACCTCGTTTTCATCCATCACCTGCTGCTCGCCCTGCTGGCGCTGCTGTCCCTGCTGGCGGTTGCCGCCGCCGTTGTTCTTCGGTCCTGCCATGTCGGCTCCTATCGGATCGTGTTGGTTGCTTCGGTGATGACGCGGATGCCTGCCGGCACGCCCATGTGGCGCACGGTGCCCCGCACCACCGTCAGGATCGCCTCGACCACCGTTGGCGACTTCAGGATGTGATCGGGCAGAAGCGCCCAATCCTCGATCTCATAGGTCGACACCTGCGTTGCGGAGATGGTCGCGCCCAGATCGCCGCGTATCCGCGATCGCCGCGGCTGGCGCATCTGGGGCGCCGTCGACCGCGCGGGCGCGGGGGCTGGCGCGGCATAGTCGATGTGCGCGCGGCCGGCGGCGGGCGGCGGCGGCGGGGCAGGGGGCGGCGCGGAGCCAGCGCGCATCCGCGCCAACTCCTCCTCCTGCTCGCGCTGCTGCTGCGCGATCCGGTCGTCTTCCGCCGCCGCCCACACGTCGATCGCCCGGCGCAGGCCAGCCATCGCCTCGTCCACCGGCTCCCAGAATGCCGCCGCCTCGCGCGCCAGCGCCAGGTGAACCTCGCGGAACGGGTCGCTGCGCTGCTTGCGCGCCGCCTCGATCAGCGCCTTGACCTCGCCCGCCAGCTTGATCGTGTCCGCCGCCGCCGCCGCGGTCGACCGGCTGGTGACGCTCTGGCGCGAGGCGGACGTCAGGAACTCGCTCTTGCGCTGCGCGAACGTCTTACCGGCGCTGTCATCGTCGTAGAGCGCGGACACGAGATCCGCCTTCGCGATCGCGAGCATGTCGCCGCTGTTGTGGCCGTAGACGCTACCCGCGCTCTCGGGGATTTCCTCCTCGATCATCCGCGCAACCGCCGCGCGAACTCGGTGATGATGTGGCGGGTGGCGATCGCGATGATGATCTGCTCTTTCTCGTCGAGCGCGTCGCGCAACTCCAGCAGCGTCACGGCCGCCTGCCGCTGGCGCTGATACCTCTGCCAGTTGGTGAAGGCCCACATCGCGTTGACGGCGACCGCCGCCCACAGCCAATAATTCATCTCGATCCTCACATTCCAGGAAGGGTTGCCGTCAGCGCGTTGATGCGGCCGCCGGGGGTTGCCAGTGCGTCATCGGGATCATGCTGCTGCGACCATGCCGCGCGCTCGATCCTGAAACGGTATTCGGCCTCGTCGATCGGCTCGCACGCGATGGCGGGCCAGAAGTCCGTGACCGATGAAAACGTGATGCCGCCGATCGTCAGCGGCTCGTCGAAGAGCGATCCCGCGATTTCGATGTGCCAGCTATGCGACCGGTCCATCTCCTCGCCGGTGACGGGATCGTGCGGCGGCCCGAACCAGATGCGGATCGGCACATCAACCCGGCGGGCGCGTCGGCGCTGGAGGAGGTAATGGCCCTCCACCAGCGCGTCGGCGCCGCCCTGGTGCCGCAGGAACGGCTCGGCGATCACTGGCCGGCGTGCTCCATGACCGCATCGATCACCGTGGCATACGGCATCGGCTGCTCCTCCAGCGCCGCGCGAACGGTCGCGAGGCCACCCCGCATCTCCGCATCATTCAGGGCGGCGCGGTATTCGTCGTCACCGTCGCGCGCCACGCCGACCACCTCGGCGATGATGGCATAGGCGAACTCCGGCGCCTGCTGGCGCAACTCGTCGAACGTCATCAGATCGAGCGCGCCGTTCTGAAGCCCGGCGTATTTGGAAACAGCGGTGGACGCCGCGGTGGTGTTGGCGACGCCCTCGGTCAGATCGAAGCCTGCCCAGTCGCTGAAGAACGCCATCGCCTTTGCATCGCGCGGAACCGTCGCGACTTCCGGCATGGTCGCCGCCGCGATTGGATCGACCGACGGCGCGGCCTTCTTGCCGGCCACCTCGATCGGCTTGCCGGCGCGCGTCCATGCCAGGATCTCGTTGGCGCGCGCCGGGCGCAGTTCTGTGACCGACTGGCCGACGACGTGCTGTACCGCCGCCGCCGGCTGGTTGGCCTCGACCATGTGTTCCTTGCCGTTGTGGATGATGAAATATGGGCGTGTCTGTACCGCCATGCGCTTGCTCCCTTCCGTGACGATCAAATCCACCACCGCATCCACACCTTCACGGCATGAACGGCGATCACGAACACCGGCGCGAGCAGCAGGCCGGCGATGCCGACATGAATGCGCGCGCGGAAACGGCTGTGGATCTGATTCGATGACATCGCTCGATGGCCTCCGGCGATTTCGTGATGCAGCCGTATCGCCTTATTTTTCGGGCTTCGCAAGCCATTCGCGTAATAATTATTTGACGGCTTGCCGGGGTGAATCCGGCCGTCTATCCCAAGCGACCATGACGAAATTCCATTCCGACTCGGAGGCGATCGACAGGATCGGCACCCCCGTAATCGTTGAGCATCTGGGCGTGACGCGACAGGCGGTGTTCTACTGGCGCCGGCAGGGCGTCCCGAACGACTGGCGCGATCCGCTCGCGCGGCTTGGCAAGCGCCTTGGTCACGAGATGCCGGAGATGAAGACAAAGCGGGATCGCCGACGCGGCCGCCCACCCCACGCTCGGCAATCGCCGACGTCGCCGGCAACGCCGGCGTAACCCGCCAGGAGAATATCATGGCAGAACGTGCAACGTCGGATCGTGTCGCATCCGACATGAAGCCGCCGAATTACCGGGGAGCGGTTCAACGCCTTCGGACGATCAAGGCGAAAAAGGATCGCATCGCCGGCATCACGAGCGAGATCGGCGGCATTTTCGATACCGTCGAGGGGTTCAAGGTCAACAAGAAGGCGGCCAAAATCTTCATCGCGCTCGACGCGCTGGAGGCTGACGAGCAGCAGGACATTTTCCGCTCGCTGACTGGCCTGATCGACGCGGCCGGCTGGGCGCAGGGCGATCTCGTCGACCAGGCGGAAGGCGGCGGCGGCAAGATCATCCCCGCGAACTTCGGCGGCCGGAAGGCGGAACCGACGGAGGCAGAGCGGCAGGCCGACATCGAGAACGTGGTGGCCGCGATCGAGGAGCCGACGGGCGATGCCCCGGGCGGTGACGCGCCGGCACTGACCGACGAGGAGAAGGCCGCGCGCGACGCGGAGTTCGACGCCGCCGCTCCGGCTCCCGCTCGCGAGACGCCGGCGGAGAAGCGCGCGCGCGTCAAGGCGGCGCACGCCAAGGGCGAAGCGCCCGCCGCCCAGCCTGATCCCGAACCGTACACCGGCGACAATTCGGACCTCGTGCAGGAATGAGACAGGCCGCCGTCCTCGCCCTGGATCTCGCGACGACGACGGGGTGGGCGCTGCATCGACCAGGGATGCAGCGCCCCTTCTTCCACGCGTTCACGCTGCCCGGCGGCCCGCGCGACGTTGGCGAGCCCGCCGCCGCGCTGGAGGAGTGGCTGCGCGATAAGATGCGGGAGATGCGCGCAGGAGGTGGCATCAGCCATTTCTTCTACGAGGCCCAGCACATCACGCCGAACATCAACATGGAGACGACCGCGCGCCTGATCGGACTGGCCGCGATCGTCGACAAGTTCGCATTCCAGACGAAGGCGAAAGCCTATTCGGTCGACATCGGTACATGGCGGAAGCACTTCATCGGCCGTGGGAGCGGATTCAAGCGCGAGAAGGTGTGGAACGAGAAGAAGCAGAAGATGGTCAACGGCAAGTATCTGCCCGGAGAAGACCCGAAGGAATTGGCGGTGCAGCGGTGCGAGCAATACGGCTGGCACACCGACATCCACGATGCCGCGGAGGCGTGCGGCATCCTCGACTATTCGCTGACGCTCCTGCCGGATTACCACCGGCCGTGGCGCGACAAACTCCTCATGCAAGGTGCGCGATGACACGAATATTTTGGACGGACGCGCAGATCGAGAAATTGCGCCGACTGTGGGACGAGGGCGCCACAGCCAACCAGATCTCGGCGGAGATGGGCCACGTTGGGAAAAATGCGGTGCTTGGCAAGGCGCATCGTCTCGGGCTGCCGCCGCGCGAAAACCCGGTGCCGGCAAGCGAGGCGCTGCCGTCGGCGGTGGTGCGCAAGCTGTATATGCGACTGCAAAAGCTGGGGCTGTCCGGCGGTAGCTTTGACGGCATCATGGAGGCGTTCGCCTTCACGGAAACCGGGACGCCGGAGCAGATCGCCCGGGCGCTGGGCATCCCGCAGGCCCGCATCGATGCGGCGATCGCGCGCAAGGCGGCGGAGTATGGGTGGCAAGCGGCATGAGCGGCCCCGTTCCCGACAACCTGCCGTTCCCGCCGGCGCCGAAAGAGCCCGTCGCGTTCGCATCGATCGACTGCCCGTGGCATTTCCAGACGCGCGCACCCACCGCCGCGACTGGCGACCGATCGCCGCAGGCCCACTATCCCACCGCCAGCATCGAGCATCTGAAGACGATCCCGATGCGCGACATCCTCGCGCCCAATGCCAACGTGGCGTTCTGGACGACCGGTCCGCTGATCGTGCAGGGCGTGCACCTCGATCTATTCCCGGCGTGGGGCATCGAGCCATCATCCCTGATGTTCGTGTGGCTGAAGACCTGGAATAAGTTCGCGATGACGACGTTGACCGGCACGGCGCTGCTCGACTCGGACATGGCGATCGGCGGCGGCTACACCACGCGGCAGAACGCCGAATATGTCATCCTCGGCCGCCGCGGGAAGCCGCGCCGCATGTCCGCGGCCGTCCGGCAGGTGATCGTCTCCAACCGACGCGAGCACAGCCGCAAGCCCGACGAGTTTTTCAAGCGGTGCGAGCATTACGCGGAAGGGCCGTACCTCGATATGTTCGGCGGCGCGTACCGGCCGGGCTGGCAACACTGGGGCTGGGGGCACCGCGAGGGCGAAGCCGAAGAGATGCCGGAGGGGTTCGCCGCGTGAACGGGTACGACGATTCGCACGATCAGCGTTCGATCCCGGACCCGCTGACGAACATCGATGCAGAGGCGGCGCTGCTGGGCGGAATGCTGCTCGACAACACCATCATCGTCGACTGGTCGGACCGGCTGCGCCCTGATGATTTCGCGGAGCCGCTGCACGGCCGCATCTACACCGCTCTGCTGCGCTTCAGCGCGAAGGGCATGAAGGCGAGTCCGATCGCGCTCAAGCCGATCTTCGCTCTCGACGAGGCGGCGCTGGGCGGGGAGTATCTATCCCGCTTGGTGGACAGCACGGCCGCGCTCATCGGTGCCGCGCAGTTCGCCGAACAGGTGCTCGACCTGTCCGATCGCCGCGTGGCGCGCGCCGCCATTCAGGCCGCCAACGAGCAGATCGCGGTCGATTTCGAGACGCCCATCATCGAGATCACCGGGCGCGTCGAGGCGGCGGGCTGGGCGGCGAGCGCGCGTGTCGAGACGAAACCGGTCCGCGGGCTCGCGGACATGGTAGGGCTGGTCGAGGATCGCATTCATCGCATCCAGGACGAGGGCGAGAAGCCCGGCATGGAATGCGTGCTGGTGCCGGACATGGACAAGGTGCTCGGGCCGCTGGAGGTGGGGTATCACATCCTTTCGGGCCGTCCGGGCATGGGCAAGACGACGCTCGCCCTGTCCGCGGGACTCGGATACTCGGTTGGCATGAACCCGGGCGTCTACTGCTCGGGCGAGATGACCGACGAGCAGCTTGCGATGCGCGTCACCACTGACCTCGGGTTCGCGATGGGGTACAGGATCAAGCACGACGATCTTCGCCGCGGCACGATCAGCGATGCGGAGCGCAACGCCCTCCGCAAGATCGCGCAGCACGCGGCCATGATCCCGTTCGAATTCGTGGATCTCCGCAATTCCAACATCCGGCGCGTGTGGACGGAGGTAGCGCGTCGGGCGGCATACTGGAAAGCGCAGGGAAAAAAGCTGCGTTTCATGGTGCTCGATTCGATCGGTCTTTTCGAGGCCGACATCGACGGCAAGGTGATCGAGGACGACCGGAAAAAGGTCAACTTCATCTCCAAATTCCTCAACACGATGGCGCATCATTTCGACATCGCCGTCATCGCGCTCAATCAGCTATCGCGCGGCGTCGAGGCGCGTGCCAACAAGCGGCCGGTGCTGTCTGACCTGAAGGAGTCGGGCAACCTGGAGCAGGATGCCGACACCGTGACGGCCATCTACCGCGAGGAGTATTATCTGGAGCAGACGGAGCCCAAGCGCGGGGAGAAGGATACCCGCGGCGCCGATATGCACGAGGAGTGGGAAGTCGCGATGAACATCGCTCGCGGGAAGGCGGAGATCATCGGCATGAAGAACCGCCACGGCCGCAACGTCACGCGCATCGTGAACTTCTTCGGCGAGCACTATTCAATTCGACATGCGAGCGTGCTGGGGATCGGTTTCGAGGACCCGCTGCTCGCATACTGAAACGACCGCCCGGTGCTGAAGCCGGGCGGTCGCAACGAGGGAGCCCTGCACGGCTCGACCGATATAGGCCGGTCGAGTCGCTCCCGCAACAGAAAGGGAACGACGAGTGAACCGGAACATGAAGGCGATCACCTGGGGGATGCAGGTGCGCGGACTCGATCCCGGCCCGTGGCGGCTGCTGATGGTGCTGTGCGGGTTCGTCGGGAAGCGCGATTATCGCGTGTGGCCGTCCTTCGCGACAATGGCGGAGCGGGCGGAGATCAGCCGGCCGTCGGCCAAGCGTTTCGTGGCGCTGCTGATCGAGCGCAATCTGATTGAACAGGTCGACGTTCGCTGGCGCGAGAATGGTGGCCGGAGCGTCAACGAATACCGGATTTGCGTCGGCGAGATCGACATGACCGAAGAGGATCACGAGGAGGAAGATGATTACATCTCGGAGCGTGACCCCCGGGTCAAATTGAACCGGGGGCAGGGTCATAGCTGTGACCCTGGCCCCCGGGTCACTGGTGAACCGTGCAGGGAACCTCTTCTAGATAGAACCTCTATAATAGAAGATTCCCCACTCTCCCTTACGGGAGAGCACCCCCCGAAGGATTTGTTGGGAGATGCGATTCAGCCCTCGACCGCTCTCACCGTGATTGGCCATCCGAACGGCACGATCATCGAGCACGTCGCGAAAGGATGGAACGCGCTGGCCGATGACTTCAGCCGGATTCCTCGCGTCCGGGTGTGGAGCGACGCGCGCAAGAAGCTGGTCGCCAAGCGGGCGAGCGAGGTGGTGAGGGCATCCGACGGCGTGCTGACCGCCTATCAGGTATGGGACATGGTGTTTCAGGCGATCCGCAACGATCCGTGGCTGCGCGGCGAGGCGCAACCCGGGCGCAACCATGACCGTGCTTTCGTGATCGAGATCGATCATGTTCTCCGCGCCGGCGGCAACCCGAACTTCACCCGCATTCTCGAAAGGGCCACGACCAATGACAACGACCGCCGCGCTACCATCAATCCGGCAACCGGACGCGAATTTGGGCCGGCAGAGCAGGCTACGCGCAATGCGCTCGCACGCCTTCGGGCTGGTCGTGGTGGCGGCTCCTGATGAGGAGATTCGGGCCGCGCTGACCGATGCGGATCGCAACGATCTCGGCGACGCGCTCGAATCCGTGTTCGATGAGATGCAGCCGGCCGCTGACATCGAGATCGCCGCGGCGGTCGGCGCGGTGGTGGGGCTGATCGGACAGGACTGGTCGATGTCGAAACGGGAGGAGTTTATCGGGCTCGCGACGACCGAATTCATGAAGCTGCCCGGGGCGCTCGTGCTGGACGCGCTCGCGCGCGCCCGGCGCCGCGTCACCGCCGGCCGCCTGCTGGTCGCGTGGGTGTGCGACGACGTGGAGCCCAAGGCCGAAAAGCTGAAGCTGGAGTGCGACCGGCTGACGCGTCTCGCTGACATCGCGGTTCCGGCGGCGTAGGATGGCCGCGCCGTCCAATCCCAACCGCGTGCCCGACATCCAGGGCGCGTTGAAGCGTGCGAAGCCCAAGGATCAACTTTCGCTGGAGGCGCTGGCGATCATCTGGGGAACGGCCAAATCGCGGTTCGTCACCGTCAAGAACGTCATGCCGAACTTTCCCGCGCCAATCCCGCAGGGCACGAGCCACGTCTTCCCGGCAAAGCAGGCGCTCAAGGCGATGCTCGCGTGGGAGACGCGGCACCACCAACAGGCGGCGAAACAGGCGAGTTTGACCGACGCCATCCTGGGCAACATGCGCGAGCGCCGGGTCGAGACGGTGGCCGGATCGGGCATGGAGCCGCGCCAGCTTCAGATTCTCTCCCGAATGTCGGCGGAGATCGAGCAGCGCGAGCGGGACCAGCGCCTCTACATTCCGGCCGCGGAGGTGACGCAGATCGCGGGCGACGTCTTCAGCGAGATTTCCGAATTTGTGGCCGGGCTGTCCAACATGATCGATCCGAACGGCTTGCTCGATCCCGCGCTGCGCGTGCTGATCGACGACAACGCCCGCACGGCGCTGCTTGGCTTTCATAAGCGGCTGAAGGTATTGCTCGACGCCGATGCTCACACAAGCACGCCTGGAGGAGCGGTTAGCGGCGCTCGGAAATCACGTCCACGACGGCAACGCGCGTAGCGCATTCTCGGCGCGCCTCGACATGGCGCTGCCGATCCAGTCGATTTCGACGAAAGAATATGCGCGCACCAAGCGCAAGATGGTCAACCAGGGCGGCAAGCCCTTCGATTACGATCCGGCCAAGACGCCCTACAGCGATGGCATCATGGATGCGCTCGACCACCCGTCGGTCCGGGTGGTGCTGGTCAAGGGCAACACCCGTTCGGGCAAGACGGTCGCCGCTGAAAACTTCGCGCTGAAGCGGTGGACATACGGCCCCGCAACGAACGTCCTCTGGTTCGCGCAGGACGAGGACTCGATCAACGATTACATCGACGAGCGCGGCGACGAGATGCTTCGAATTCACCCGGAGGTGAACGAGAAGGTCAACTGGAACGATCGCAAGGCCGGGCGCAAGCGTAAGGACATCGGCAAGAGCAAGCTGTTCTACCGCCCGGCCACCATGCGCGCGCTGCGCATGAAGGCCGCGCCGCTGATTGTCGGCGACGAGATCGACGCGTGGATACCGAAGACGCGCGACGCGGCCCCGACGCTGATGACGTCGCGGCAGGAAGAGTTCGGGTCCGCGGCGAAGGCGTTCCTCGCCAGCCACGCCGACGCCGGCCCCGACGGCGGAATCGATCTGCACCTGAAGGACTCCCTCCTCCACCTGTGGTGGGTGCGATGCCCGCACTGTTCGCACGCGATGTCGCCCGCGCAGGAGGCAGAAGACACCGGCGCGCGTATCAACTGGAACGTCGGCGAGATGATGGCCCGCGCCGACGGGATGGATCGCACCGAATTCCTCGACATGGTGCAGGCCAACGTGCACCTCGTCTGCCCGCACGATGGATGCCATGCGACGTTCGGCGCAGATGAGCGCGTGAAGCTGATGCAGCGCGGCACCTGGTTGCAGCCACACCAGCGCCTGTTGCCCGACGGGTCGATCGAGGGCGAGGCTCGCGTGTCGACGACGATGGGTTTCGTCATTCACGCGTTCATGGCGCCGTTCGTCAAGCTGGGCGAGACGGCGAAGGACTGGGCGGCGGCCAAGTTGTCGTTCGACGACACCGGCAACGACACCAAACTCCGCGAGGTGATCGTCAAAAAGCTGGGCGAGACGTATTTCGGCGCCAAGGACGACGAGATCGTCGAAAGCTACAAGACGGTGCAGGCACGCCTCGCCTCGCGGTACGAGATGAAGACCGTGCCGGCCGGCGTGAAGTTCCTGACGGCGTTCGTCGACGTGCAGGGCGATCGATTCGAGGTGCGCGTGATCGGCTGGGATCTCGGCAAGCAATCCTGGCTGATCGACGCATACGCGATGAAGCAATGGCCGCGAGCCGGCCAACACGGCGCGTTCGACAATATCGATCCTGCGAACAAGCTGTCCGACTGGGACATCATCGAGCAGGCGGTCATCTGCGCGGAATATCCGCTCGCCGACAATCCCACGCGCCTCGCCCGCGGTGAAAAGTCGCTGTACCTGCCGGTGGCGCGCACGATGGTCGACGCGGTGGGCAACCCGGGCGTGACGGCCAATGCGCGCGCCTGGCTGTCCAACCTGATGTCGCGCACGCCGGAAGACGGCAAGCGGATGATCCCGGGTTACCGGATCGCGCTGGTGCACGGCGCATCCAGCCCCACCGGTCCGCTGTACGGCAAGCCGGTGCCGGTCGAGGTGGATGACGTCGGCCGCCAGCGCGTCATCAAGATTTTCGAACGCTATCCGAACGTCCACGAGATCAAGCGCATCATCTTCCGGCGCATGAAGATCGAGGAGCCCGGCCCGGGGCGGATGCACATGCCCGCGAACATCTCGAAACGGTACGCGCGGGAACTGGTGTCCGAACGCCTCATCAACAAGAAATGGGTGAAGCATTACCGCGACAACGAAACGCTCGACGGTTGGGTGATGTGTGAGGTGGCGCGCGAGACGCTGAAACCTGATAGGCCGGAGTTGTGGACGCAGGGCGTGCTCCCCGAATGGGCCGATCCGCGGCCGAAGGGGGAGGGCATCGACAGCGCCCCGATCGAGACTGTAAATCCATTCGACCGACTGGCCCAGATCAACGAGGGCATCTCGGGGGAGCTTAGACGATGAACCTGTGGTCGCCCGAATTTTTCAACGATGCCGAACTGATCGCGGAGATCCGGCAGTATGCGGCGGCGCGCAAACAGGTCAGCAATGGCGAGACGGCCGCGTTCAAGTCGGTCGCCGGTGAGGGCCGCCGGATCGAGTTCGCCTCGACGAAGGACCAGCGCGACGCGCTCAACGCCGATTTGCGCGAGATGATGGCGGAGGCGCGCCGCCGCGGGCTTCCGATCGGCGGCACCGGCGGCGGCGCGATCATGGTGGAGACGGGCGTATGAATATCACGAGCACCGTTCGGCCCGGCGACGCGTCGTTCACGATCGGCGGCGCGACGCCGGCGCCAGCACCGGAAGCCTCGGCCGTTCCGCTCGGCGGGCTGAATGCCGGCGGCGGGCAGGTGTGGGGGATGCAGGGCGCCGGCGGTGGCCTGTTCAAGAACCTCGAAACCTTCCCGGGCCAGATTCTCTACACCCCGCCGAAGCTGTCCGCGCGCCAAGAGGGCAAGATGTCGCGGGCGGACAGCGTGCGCCTGGCGCGCAATGCGGAGCGCACGAGCGAGCACATCCGCGGCGGCCTCGATCGCAAGACGGACATGGTGGTCGGCGCCACGCTGCGCGTTCACGCTCAACCCGACTGGGACATCCTCGGCCTGAATGACGGGGAGGATGGGTGGAAAACCAAGAAGCCGTTCGCGCAGGCGTGCCAACGCGAGTTCAACAACTGGGCCTATGACAACCGGCTGACACAGGACGCGGAGGGCCACTACAATTTCGGCGGCCTGATGTGGATGGCGTTCCGAAATTTGATCGGACCGGACGCGGAATGCGC